ATACCATCTAAAGAAGCAGGTATCATTGCCGCACTCGGTACTGCATTCTTGAAAGGCGGTCTCGGTATCGGTGCGGCAGCCGCTGGTATTGGATATCTCATCAGCCAAATTAACGACTTCGGACCTGCACTGACCCGCATGTCCACGGGTCTTGAAGATCTTGAAAACACACAGATAACGGGCGAACAGTTTCGCTTAATAGGAGAAGCAATCGCTGAACTAACCAGTGGCGCTGGTATTGGTGGTGCTCTTGGAATTAGGATTCTTGCGGGTACAGCATTCAATGATCTAGCAGATGGCATTGAAAGACTCAATGAGGTTGAGTTTGATCCTGAGGCGCTTCGTGCAGTAGGTGAAGGTATTGATGGAATGCTCGCACCTCTATCTGGATTTGATCTAGGTGAAGCAGGCGTTCTTCAGATGATGGATGACAATCTTGTTGCTCTAGCCGATGGTGTTGATGCGCTGGCCAAGGCTGAAGTACCGACAGTAGAGAAAATGCGAGGAGTCGGTGAAGGGCTTAACGCAATTCTTGAACCTCTCTCGGCAGGCGATATGGGTGAAGCCGGTGTCTTCCAGATGATTGATGACAACATGCTAACACTCGCCAATGGGCTTGTGCGACTGAATGATGTTGATGCCGCTCAATTAGAGACTCTGGGACCTATCATCGGTATGGCATTACAATCTATTCTGGATGGCACAGACGATCTATTAGGTGCTACTGGTTTACAAAGTATTGATGACAATCTGATACCACTCGCAGAGGGAATGGATAGACTCAATGCGGTTGACGAGCAAAGATTTCTCCAAGTGGCTGGTTTCATAGGTCCTGCATTCCAAAGAATTCTTGATGGTACAGATGATCTTCTGGGTGCTACTGGACTTCAAGGTATTGATGATAATCTAAAGCCGATTGCTGATGGTATCAAATACATGACAAACGTGGTTGATGAAGATACGTTCATGCGGTTTGATCAACTCAGTCACTTCATAGGTCCAGCCTTTCAGCGAATGCTAGACGGCACAGATAATCTTCTGGGTGCGGTTGGACTTCAAGCAATTGATGACAATCTAAAGCCAATGGCAGATGGCATCAAGTACATGAGCGATGTTGGTGGTGAAGTGAATCTTGCCAACGTCTCTAAGATCGTTGATGCATATAATGAATTGGGCAGAATGGAAGCAATCAGTCCAGTCAAGATGGAAAACTTTTCTGAACTATTAGGTGCAGTTTCTGGTCCTACAATCAATGCTCAACGAGCATCAGTTATCTCAGAGAACACTGATCCAAGCGGTAGCGGTGGTAGTGTTGTGCAGATCATTAACGACAACAAGCAAGTCAACACGAGTGCAAGCAAGGTGACTAATGAAGCACCTATCTTGTCATCTCCTACTCTCAACAACGGGTCAAGAGCAGACGCATACTCTGCGGCATAAAAAAAAGGGAGATCATTTCTGATCTCCCCTGTATGGCAACCCTTAAGGGAATAACGCTTTACTCCTCAGCGGCTAACTTAGCAAAGTATGACATCGTGTCATCTTCATCAGCCTCAGCAGTCTCAGCGACAACAGGCGCGGGAGCCTGCTTCATCACAGGTGCTTCAGTCACTTGGTGGACAGGAGCCGCATCAGAGGTAACACCAAGCACCATATTCAACCTTGCTTCTAGTTCAGCATAAGTCTTATAGTTGTCAGGATCACTGAACTCATTGATATCAAAGATACGATCATAGATCTCTTCTAGTTCATCGTCGCTATCAGACAATGCTGAAGGTGATGCGAACTCAGACTTATCGTAATTACGATAGCCCTCAACGTTGCGAATCTTCAACTTGAATGAAGCACCTTCCCAGAAGTCAAATGGGTTGATAGGATCTTCATCCGCAAATGCAGGTTGCATTACATCCATGATTTTATCATAGATCTTCTTACCGTAGACAAACAGAAAGACTTGACCTTCGTTTGCTGGGTTAGATGGATCTGATTCGACCAGAACGTTTGATACATAGTGCAGTCGGCGTTTGCGCTCTCTCGCAATTTCTTTGTCTCGGTCATCACCTGAATTCCACAACTTAGAGTTTGCTTCTGATACCGGATCTTGTTGCCCGATTGAAGTCAAAGACTTCTCGATGTACCATTGACCAGTTGGACCCTTGAAGCCATGATCCCAGTAACGAACCCACGGTAAATCATTGCCTTCAGCGGGAGGCAGAAATCGCAACACAGCATAACCATTACCTGCTTTATCAACAGTAGGTTTCCAGATGCGCTCATCCACATATGATTTCTTTTCGGGGGTTGATTCGCCGGAAGCGGCAGAAACAAGTTTAGCGATAGTGTTCCCTTTGGAACGTTTTAGATCTTAAACGACATATATATTTCCTTGTATTTTTAGTATGTTTTTGTATTACAGATTATCCACTTGATTCATAATATAGTACACTATTTATACTCCGGTGTCAAGAGTTTTTTAACCAAAAGGCAGTTCATTGCCTCTCGGTAAAAAGTTAAGGCGCATTGCTTCTGCCTCTATTTTTTCTTTGATAGGATCAGAGATATACTTCTTCACATCTTCAATCTCTAACTGATTCTTGTCGCAGATATGCACTACGGCATCAATGTAGGACAATCGTGCGGTGTGCACCGTGTCCTCTATCATGCGAGTGAATTTCTGTTTAGTGAGCATTAATTCACCTATTTGCATTCTGATCTTCCTGTGTCCACATAGCACCTATATCGGGATAATAAGTGCCTACTGTTCGTTTAACCATTCCCTCGCTATCATACGCGAGCACTTTACATACTGTGAGAACTTTGCCTTCACGTTTTTCACCAAAGTGTGAGTCGCCCCAAAAGCCAGTCCGTAAATATATATTCATGTTATACACATAGGTCTGAGCAGTGCGAAATTGCATTCTAAGGTTGGCATCTTTAGAGTCTTCCCACGACTTTGTTTCGGTCAACAATTTCTTCCATTCTTTTAACCATGCTTTCACTTTAGTCGGATGAAGCCAGTAGTCGTCAGGAAGTTCTGACCACTCTATGGTGTCAGGTGTTGTCTTCTTTTTAATCTCGTGCCCACGTTCTAGCATAGGTTTAAGATTTTTAAAAAGAGAGTTATAGACTTGTTCAGGCATAAAACCTAACTGTCTTGCTTTCCAACCACTTTTAGCAAACGCAAGTAGATAAGTGTCAGGAATGTTTTTGACTTCATCAGCGAGATTCCAGTCAGTACCAGTCTCTACCCATCGTCGCAATGAATGGCATATCTCCTTATCGGTCACTTCGTAGTGAGTAAAGTCCTCACACTCTTTAAATGCGGCAAGTCTTGCTTCTTCTGTTTTGGCTTTACGCAACTTATCCCAGTTGGGTTCGGGCGTCAGTGTCTTTTTCTTCTTAGGAATAAACTTCGCTTTCTTAGCCATTATTGCTCCTGTTTAGAAAATGTATTCTTACTAGATACTTCCGTATCATTGCAATCACAAATAACACCGAAGTACAGAACAGTGTCGTACTGAATGCATCCATTTTAACATAAAATGCAAAAGAAATCAACACAAAGTTTAACGGAAAGTTAATTAATGTTGCAATAATTGTGTCACTAAACACTTCTTTTAGTGCTTCTCGGTTTAACATTCTCTACGCAAGTCATTCTCATCTGAGATCACATCCAACAGAGGTGACTCTCCTGCAATGTATCTCAGAGCGGCCATATCTTTAGGCAAACAATGCCCACCGTATCCAAACTTACCGTCAGGACCTGGTACTTGTGTGTGTGATCTGCCAATTCTAGGATCAATTGTAATAGCATCAACCATCTGATCAAACCCTTCAAATCCTATATCGTTATATATCTGATACATCTCGTTGAAGAATGCAACCTTAGTCGCTAGAAATGTATTCTCAACATACTTACCAAACGCCGCTTGCTGTAGAGTACAATACTTTACCTCTGACAGATCGGGCAACACCGGCTTGAACAACTCATCCCAGAATCGTGGAGATTCTCCACCATATATCGCATATGTCTGATGTTCAAACTCCTCCATCGTATTGCGATTCATATTTGAACTACCTAAGAACTCAGGCGATACCGTGATATCTCGCCACAACTTCCACTTGTCTATCCATACAGGATCAACAGCAGATTTGATCAGATACTTTACATTGCCATACTTCTCAAACACTTCTTTCACATGGTCTGTGTTGCACGATCCGTTATCACGCATGGGTGTAGCCACACAAACGACAACCGCATCAGGAGGATCGATATATTCATCTCGATAATAGTTTAAACCCTTCGCAGGATCATCAATGAGGACGTCCACTCCAGAATGTTTTGTCAATACGTGTGCGACGGCTTGTCCGACCGCACCATATCCAGCGACGACTACTCTTATCATTGCAATACAATACCGCTTGTGGATTGAACGTACTGCTTTACAACTTCATCGGCTGTAGGCACTACGGTAATAATACCACTCTTGTAGAACTTCACTTGACTAATACCAGGAGCACCTGTCATTGCAACCGTAGGCATAAAACCCAAATTGTTGCCATCAGGTGTCACGATATGTGGGTCTTTGATATAGACTGCGTTGCTGTCTTCATTTTCATATTTGCCCACATACTCAGCGCCTGTTACGGCAACCACTGTAACCACGTCATTCTTATTCATATAATACTCCTAGCGTCCAGTTTTCGGCAACATCTTCTGCCCAGTTAATTGATTTTTTTGAACAGTCCACGGTTCTTATATAGCGAGATCCTTCAAACAGTTCCACTTTGAAACCTTCTTCACCCAGCATAACCACTGCTTCTCGCTTTCCGTTGTCAGAAAAGAATCTTGATATCGGCTCTTCAATTACCACTTTACGTTTATGTTCTTTCACTTCTACTGTCCTCTCAGAGAATATTTTATCCCAGTTGTTTTCAAATTCTTTGCGATCAACCGCTAGTGGTCTCGGCTTACTTCCTTTACCCATTATGCATACTCTCTCAGTAGTGTAGTTCCTAACATAAACAGCGAAACTGCATTTAACATGATCAAAGCACGATCACGCCATATTATTGAAACCCATAACCAGAATGCGACACCGGTAAGACCTAGTATCAAATCCCAATACCGATATTCAACACCAGCGGCTCTCATAGCAAGAGACGAAAGGATCAAAATGGATGCAAACCACTTTAAGTACCAGTCAAAGTCATCAGGATACCAATTACGATCTGGCTTTGTACGACCCTCGGCACGAGCCTGTGGATCTCCTTTATTATTAGGCATTTAATTTCTCCACCCACCATCCAGGCGGTGCACGATTAGTCCATTTAGCAAACGATTGTTTATCTTCAAAATAGAAATTGCGATAAGATGTTTGCGAATCACCTTCTACTATACAATGAGGATATGATTTCATAGCAGGGGTTGGCTGTGTAAACTCACCCTGCTCTATGTTGATAGGCGGCACCAAGAGGTGCAATTCTAACTTAGTGATTGAGGCATGTTCACGACCGTACCGATGCCTATACTCTTTCCCTAGTTCAATCCACATGTCATACAACCACTCATAATTGGATGCATTTTCTCTGACCCATATGTTAGACGGATGATTGATGTGAGAAGCCAGATATAACTCTTGTTGCATTTCTTCATCAGGATGAAAGTATCGGGCGATGCGTCTGCCAATAGTTGTTCTACCGTACCACAACTTACCATCAACTACTCGGTGAGCGGTAGA